AGCAATGGAAGTTGCCCCTGGTGGTTCGTACGGTACTTACGTCGATCTTGAAGGCACAGCAAAGTCAGAGGGTGAGCTCGTTACTCGTTACAGAGAAATGTCAACTCAACCTGAATGCGATTATGCCATTGATGATATTGTCAATGAATCTATTGTTATGGATCAAGACGGTATTGTTGAGATTAACTTAGACAATACTGACCTTACTGAATCCGCTAAGAAAAGAATTCGTGAAGAATTCGATCAAGTACTCAAACTCCTAGATTTCTCAAACAGAGGTTATGACATCTTCCGTAGATGGTATGTCGATGGCCGTCTGTACTATCATATTATGATCGATGAGAAGAATCCTCGTCAAGGGATCAAAGAGTTAAGATACATTGATCCTCGCAAGATTCGTAAAGTTAGAGAATCTAAAAAAGCTAGAGATCAAGGTCCTTCTACCTCCGCCACTATCCATAAAGGATACAATGAATACTTCCTATTCAATGCCAAAGGTTTAACATCAACTAACCAAGGCTTGAAGATCGCTAAGGATTCTATCGCTCTGTGTACATCTGGTATGATGGATAACAGAAACAAGATGGTCCTTTCTCATCTTCACAAAGCAATCAAGCCTCTCAACCAGCTACGTATGTTGGAAGATGCTACTGTAATCTATCGTCTTGCACGTGCACCTGAAAGAAGAGTGTTCTACATTGATGTGGGCAATCTTCCTAAGATGAAGGCAGAACAATATCTTCGTGATATGATGGTCAAGCACAAAAACAAATTGGTGTACGATGCTCAGACTGGTGAAGTCAGAGATGATCGTAAGTTTATGACAATGCTTGAAGATTTCTGGTTGCCTAGACGTGAAGGAGGCAGAAGTACAGAGATTACAACACTTCCTGGTGGATCCAACTTGGGTGAGATGGAAGATGTTGAATACTTCAAGCAGAAGCTGTATAAGTCTCTTAATGTACCAGTGACTCGATTAGATACTCAGTCGCAATTCAATCTTGGCCGAGCGTCAGAAATTACTCGAGATGAGTTGAAGTTCCATAAGTTTGTATCTCGGTTACGTGCTAAGTTTTCCAATCTATTTGATGACATCTTAGAAATTCATCTAGCTCTCAAAGGGATTACGACTCGCCGTGAATGGAAAGAGATCAAAGAAAATGTATACTATGATTTTACTGAAGACAATCATTTTACTGAGTTGAAGAATGCTGAAGTAATGACTGAGCGTTTACGTATTCTTGCTGACATTGATCAATATGTTGGTAAGTATTTCTCAACAGATTACATCCGTAAGAATGTCCTTATGCAGTCCGAAGAAGATATTGAACAGATCAATAAAGAAATCGAGTCTGAAGGAAGTGATGAAGACTTTGCAGATGATCAAGACCAGCAAGAAAGTTATGTATTTGAAGAGGCTAATGTAGAGCCGTTTATTCCTAAAGAAATGTCCCCTGAAGATAAAGCCTTGATCGAGCAGATGTCAAAGATCCTTGATAACCCTGCTTTTGAGGAAAAGGCTGATGAATGAAGTCGAGCAGGCTAAACTTTTAGCCGCGGCTGTTTCCTATACTCAAAAGGAGATTAAACGTCTCCGCGAAGAGTTATTCAAAAACATTGACTCTCTCAATGAAGAGATTCAATTTCCTGCGTTAGATCAATTTAGAGGACCAGAAGGTCCACAAGGCCCACAAGGTCCTCCTGGACCAGCTGGTCAATCGATTGTTGTTGAAGCATTGGGTCCTCAAGGTGAGAAAGGGGATCAAGGCGATCCTGGAGTCTCTATTACAGAAGCTCGGATTATTGATAATGATCTTGTTCTGTTCTATGACAACGGAGAAACTGAAAAAGTAGGTCCTGTCGTTGGTCCACGTGGTGGTCAAGGTATTCAAGGTGAACGTGGTCCTATAGGTGAACAAGGTGAGATAGGTCCAATAGGTCCAATTGGTCCTCAAGGTGCTATGGGACCAAAGGGTGACAAAGGTGATATTGGACTGACTGGTCCTCAAGGAAAAATGGGTCCAATGGGTCCCGAAGGTCCTAAAGGTGAGAAAGGTGAGATTGGTCTTACTGGACCTCAAGGCGAAAAAGGTGATCGTGGTGATGTAGGTCCAATGGGACCAAGAGGTGAGAAGGGCGAACAAGGCTTACAAGGTGAAGTTGGTCCTCAAGGTGCACCAGGTAGAGATGGCCGAGATGGTACAGAAGTAGATGTCCAAGTCATCAAAAGAAGAATAGAAGACGATCTACAAAAATATAAAGACGGTATCTCCGCTCAGATTACTAGAATGAACCTCGCTAAAGGTGGCGGTGGATCTACTGGATCTGGTGAAGTACGATTTGAGTTCTTAGATGATGTCAACAGAGACTCAGCTAAAGTAGATGGGAAGTTCTTACAATACAATGCTGCATCTGGAAAATGGATTGGTGCAGATGCAGGTGGAACATTTACAGTTCAAGAAGAAGGTGTGGATATTGGGTCCACTATTACTACACTCAACTTTGTAGGGTCAACTGTTACAGCTTCAGGCAACTCTACATTTGTTACGATAAACTCTAATCCAGATTCTTTCTATATTTCAAACACTGCAGCTCGTACACTTATCAATGACAGGTTACAAGTTGCCAATGCTGCTATCTATGCAGAAGTAGCTAACGTTCAATCGTTGGCAGCATTGGCAAACACTAACTTAGCAATTGCTGATAGATTACAAGTTGCAAATGCTACTGCAACTTTTGCTACGATTGCATCTGTTAGTGATCGTATGCAAGTAGCAAATGCTCAAGCAATTGGTGTTTCTTCGGCTACTTGGTATAATGCCAATGATACAATTTCATTTACTAGACCTGACACATCTGTATTTGATGTGACTATCACAGGGTTCTCAGACAGTGGTGCTCTTGCAGCATCCAATGTGTCTGTAACAGCGGATGCATCTACAATTACAACAACTCAAGACGATGTAGCGTTAAATGATGAAGCTTTGGTCAATCCTAATGGGTTTTTGACCTTTGATCTGGGTGGTGTTAGCTATAAAATCCCATACTTTAATTAATTTTTATAAATAGTATCTAAAGGAGATTACTATGTCTGAAGTTAGTACAGATGCAGCTGTAACGTATGCTGCACAAGGTGATGCAACAAAGTTCAAAGATACTATCAATGATCTGTTGATGGGCAAAGTTGCTGATGCACTTGAAGTAGAAAAAATTAATGTAGCTCAGTCTATGTTTGCTGACGAAGAAGATGTCCAGCAGCAGGACGATGCTGATTACGAACCAGAAGAAGAGGGGTCTGATGAAGACATTTAAGCAGCTGGTTTCTGAAGCAAGGCCACAGGATTATGTGCCGGCTCAGTACCAAGACGACGAAGAAGAAGCGACTGGGTATAAGCCTCGTTCTAAAGGTGAAGAGCAGTTTAAAGATGCTCACGTAACTGCTAAGAAAGATCATCCTGTTGCTCAAGACAATCAATTTAAGGGTACTACAGATCACTCTGGTGATCATGAAGGCCACGATGGTGAGCCTGGTGAAAGAGAGCCTGTCAAACAAGGTACATCTACACTGTCCCAGTTCATGAACAAGATTTCCAACAAGCAAACGCCAACCCGTAAAGGTGATAAGCGTCAAGGTGACATGAAGCCTGTAATGGCTAAAGAAGAAACTGATCTTACGGAAAGAGAAGACACTGCAATGCAAGTTGCGAGAGCTCTGAAAAAAATGGGTGTCAAATCTAACACAAGGGAAGCTGAGATTCTCAAGAAGATTCCAGATGTTTTAAAGAAGATGGGTCTTGGTAATAACAGACTGATTAAAAGAGACCCAGATTTCCAAGGTGATGTCATTGACTCTTTAAGAAGCATGAAAGAAGAAACTGATCTTACAGAAGGAGTTGTTGACACTCTAAAAAAGATCAGTGACCGGAAGCAGACTATGCCGGTCAAATTTAAAAACGGAAAAACAATACCTGTGGACCCCAAGTCTGCTTCAGCGATCCTGAAAGTCCACAATCAATTGAATACTGCTAATGCGAAGAAGATGAGAGATAGCCTGGAAAAGGGCGAGCAGTCGTTTATGAAAATGTTAGACTTCGCGATGATGTAAGGGAACGACATGGCTATTACTGTAAAACAAAACAAACCAGGAGGAATCGTAGTAGTAAGAGATACTGCTACTGGTTTTCTCTCACTTAACTCCGCGACTGCAGGTGCTAACGCAGTAAACGAAGATGTACAAGAAATGTACATCACAGGTATTAAGTGGAACGTATCTGGAACAGAAACTTGGACTATTGCACGAGGTACTAACACTGTAGCAATTCTTTCTGGCTCAGGTTCACATAACTACGATGACGATCAGATGAGATTAGAGGAAGGCATTGCTAGTGCTACTTCTAACGTTGTATTCACTAAGTCTGGCGGCACTGGAACAATTCTAATAAAAATGCACAAAGTTTCAGGAGAGTAAGATGAAACTCATCTGCGAGATTAATGAAGAAATTGAAGTTCTTAGCGAAGCTAACGAAGCGGGTAACAAGGATTATTACATTAAAGGTATCTTCATGCAAGGAGATATCAAGAACCGTAATGGCCGTATGTACCCACAAGATGTTCTTGCTAAAGAAGTCAAAAGATACAACGAAGAGTACATCTCTAAGAATAGAGCGTTCGGTGAGCTAGGTCATCCACAAGGACCTACTATCAACCTCGACAGAGCTTCCCACATGATCAAAGAACTTTACCAAGACGGATCTAACTTCGTCGGTAAAGCAAAGATCATGGATACACCAATGGGTAAGATTGTAAAGAGCTTGATGGACGAAGGCGCCTCTATTGGTGTGTCATCAAGAGGTATGGGTTCATTGAAACCAGTAAATGGTGTTCAACAAGTCCAAAATGATTTTTACTTAGCCACTGCAGCCGATATAGTTGCAGACCCTTCTGCTCCTGATGCGTATGTTGAAGGTATCATGGAAGGAAAAGAGTGGGTATTTGACGAGTCATTAGGCTGGCAGGCAATCGACATTGCTGAGCAACAACAACAAATGTCTAAGAAGAAATGGAAACAGATTGATGAGGCTAAGAAGCTAAAAATGTTCCATGAGTTCTTGTCAAAAATTTAATTTTATAAATATACCAAACTACCAAAAGGAGTTCTTAAAAATGTCTGAATTCGACCAAGAAGTGGAGCAGCTCGACGAGTTCAAGGCTTCCATGGGTGATCCATCTATGGTTCCTGAGCCTACTGCCACTAAAGCTAAAGCACCTGGACCAAGTAAGTCCAACAGCGAAAAACCAATCAAGCAAGGCACATCTGATGTTGCTGGTGATCCCGATGTAGAAGAAGTACCTCAGGAAGCACCTAAGACTAAGATGGCTATGATCAATGCCATGGTTCAACAAATGAACCAAATGGACAAAACTGAAATGTCCAAGAAGTATGGCAAGATGCTTAAAGCTATGAAAATGGAAGAAGTAGAAGTTGATGAAGATGAAGATCAAATCACTATCTCTTCTAAGCAACCTGTCAAGTTGACTACTGCTGATATTGACATCTCTGAAGATGTCGCTTCAATGTTTGCTGGCCAGGATCTTTCTGAAGAATTTGTAGAAAAAGCAACAACCATTTTTGAAGCAGCCGTTCTCCAAAAAGTTAACGAGCAGCTTGAAAAGATTACTATCGATGTCGAAGAAGAGATCGCTGAAGCTAAGGAAAGTATCCAAGAGTCACTTTCTGACAAACTCGACAGCTATCTTGACTACGTTGTAGAAAACTGGATGGAAGAGAATCAGCTCGCAATCGAAAAAGGTTTGCGCGCAGAGATCACAACTGACTTCATGGAAGGTCTTAAGGGTCTATTCTCAGAGCATTACATCGATATCCCAGACGATCGCGTAGATGTAGCTGAAGAGCTTGCTATCAAGACTGATGAGCTTGAAGACGCTCTTAACGAAGAAATCAACAAGAACATTGAGCTTAAGAAGGAAATCGAAGAGTACAAGAGAGAAGAGGTTCTCTTTGATGTATCAGAAGACCTTTCAGAAACTCAACGTGATAAGCTTCGTAGCTTAGTTGAAGGAGTTGAATTTGACTCTGCAGAACAATACGCTAATAAAGTATTGACTATCAAAGAGCATTACTTTCCAGCTGATGTAGTTGAAGAGTCAGTTGCTGACGATGATGAGCCGCTTGAGCTTGACGAACAAGTTCAAAACTATGCGGATCCAAACATTGCAGCATATGTTAATGCAATTTCAAGAACCAAAAAGTAATTTATTATAAATACCACAAGAGCTGGAAAAGCAAAGGAGACAACAATGTACCAATCCGATGAGCTCATCAACAAATGGTCACCGGTGTTAGATCACCCCGACCTGGGCGAGATCAAGGAATCGCATAAGCGTTCTGTAGTCGCGACCCTTTTAGAAAACCAAGAAAGAGAAGCTCGCCAACAGTCTGGCGGTTACTCAATGCCAACACTGTTGGGAGAAGCTGCGCCTGCTAACGCAATGGGTGCTTCATCTTCTACTGCAGCTGCTGGTGCCGTAGATATCTTCGATCCAGTTCTTATTTCACTGGTTCGTCGTTCTATGCCTAACCTGATTGCATATGATATTTGTGGTGTCCAGCCTATGACTGGTCCTACAGGTTTGATCTTCGCAATGCGTTCACGTTTCAACAGCCAGTCAGGCGACGAAGCGTTGTTCAACGAAGCAAACACTTCTCATTCTGCAACTGGTTCTACCAACGCAAACACAGCTAACTTCGGCGGTGTTATCAACGGTGCTGCTGGTACACTTCAGTCTGGAAATGATCCAACTGCTCGTGCATCAGGTTCTGCATATACCACTCACACTGGTATGTCAACAGCATTGGCGGAAGCGCTTGGAGATGCTGCAGGTAATGCATTCTCAGAAATGGCTTTCTCAATCGAGAAGGTTTCTGTAACAGCGGTTTCTCGTGCACTCAAGGCTGAGTACACAATGGAACTTGCTCAAGACTTGAAAGCAATTCACGGTCTTGACGCTGAAACAGAATTGGCTAACATCCTTTCTGCAGAAATTCTTGCTGAAATTAACCGTGAAGTTGTACGTACTATCAACTACACTGCTACAGCAGGTGCTACAGAAAACACAGCCACTTCAGGTACTTTCGACCTTGACGTTGACTCAAACGGTCGTTGGTCAGTAGAGCGCTTCAAGGGAATGATCTTCCAGATTGAGCGTGAAGCTAACCAAATCGCGAAAGCTACTCGTAGAGGGAAAGGTAACATCTTGATCACTTCTTCTGACGTTGCATCTGCACTTCAGATGGCTGGTGTTCTTGATTATACTCCTGCTCTTTCTGCACAATTGAACGTAGACGACACTGGTAACACATTTGCTGGTATCCTCAACGGTCGTGTAAGAGTTTACATCGATCCTTACTTCTCATCTGCTTCAGGCAAGCAGTACTTCACAGTTGGTTACAAAGGTTCAAGTGCCTTTGATGCTGGCTTGTTCTACTGCCCATATGTACCATTGCAGATGGTTCGTGCGGTTGGAGAAAATACTTTCCAGCCTAAGATCGGCTTCAAGACTCGTTACGGAATGGTTGCTAACCCATTTGCTACAACTGCAGCAGACGGAACAATCTCTTTCGCTAACAAGAACATCTACTACAGATTGGTAGGCGTTTCTAACTTGATGTAATCGAACATCATAATAAGACTGCCTCAGGCAGCGATTAGAGGAGGCTTCGGCCTCCTCTTTTTTTATATGGCGGAAGATAAATAAGCTTATGAGCGCACTAGATAAACAACCAGAGAATCTCAACTATCTCTCCCCCCTTGGTTTCCGATTCATTCTTGATAGGACTCCTACTACGAACTACTTTGTTCAGTTAACAAGTCTACCATCTATCACACTTGGTGACTTTGACGAAGCAACTCCTCTTGTCAATCTTCCATATCCTGGTGACAAACTAAGATTCAATCCTTTTGACATTACATTCAGGGTTGATGAGGATATGAGAAACTACAAAGAAATCTATGACTGGTTAATTGGTCTTGGATATCCAGAGTCGACTGATCAGAGAGCTGTCTTTGCTAATCAAGCGAGAGGAACTAATCTCTCAGGTGGTACAGGAAAGGATGCGGTGTATTCAGATGCATCGTTGATTATTATGACAAGTGCTCAGAATCCAAATGTCAGGATCAACTTCAGAGACTGTTTTCCTATTGACCTTTCTACTCTACAATTCAACACTACATCTCAAGATGTCAACTATCTTGAAGCATCTGCAACTTTCAGATATTCACTTTATACTATTGACTTAATCTAACACTTCAGGTATACTATCTGAAACTGTGTGAGGATTCTATGGATATTGAAGCAATTATTGCTGAGTGGGCAAAAGATACGAAGCTTGATGATACTGAACTAGATTATGAGTCTTTACGTATTCCAAATTTACACGCTAAGTATCTCAAAATATATGGGGAGCAGAAAGTTAAGCTCCGTGGTCTTAAGATAAAATCAAAACAACTACATCAAACTTTGTATGACTATTACAGAGGTGACCTTAACAACAAAGAAGAGCTCGAACGGATCAAACGTGATCCCTGGCCCAAGACTGTACTCAAGCAGGATCTGTCTATGTATGTAGATGCAGATCAAGAAATGGTCAAGCTACAGTCAAGGATTGCTCTTACAGAAGAAACTGTTGGTGTTCTTGAAGAGATAATGAAAAGTATCAATGCCCGTGGATTTTTAGTCAAGAATGCTATAGAATGGAGAAGGTTAACTAATTTTGGAACGTGACGTGGTTGTAGCATACAAAAAGGACTCAGTGTATATCAAGCTTGATTGTGAGAGATCTGTAGCTGCAGAGATCAGCGATCACTTTACGTTTGAAGTTCCTAATGCTAAGTTTCATCCCTCTTATAAAAATAAGTTTTGGGATGGAAAAATTCGTCTATTCAATGTAAATAATCAGCTGCTTTATTATGGCCTCGTCGGACATCTTGCTAAGTTTTGTGAAGCAAGAGACTATGACTTTATTGTTGGTGGAGGAATACATCCTGCTACTAACTTCTCAGCTGTTGAAGCAGAAGAATTTGTTCAAACTCTCAACTTACCATTTAAACCTCGTGATTATCAGATGGAGGCGTTTACGTATGCTGTTCGGAATAGACGTGGGGTCTTACTTTCCCCTACTGCTAGTGGTAAGTCTCTTATTATCTACCTTCTGGCTCGCTACTACAAAGTACGATCCCTAATCATTGTACCAACAATCTCTCTCGTTACACAGATGGCTGGTGACTTTAGAGACTATGGATATCAAGATGATTGTCATCTAGTTACAGCTGGTGAGAGTAAAAACACTGATGAGCTGATTACAATATCTACATGGCAGTCAATCTACAAGATGAAGAAAGAATGGTTTGATCAGTTTGATCTTGTCATTGGAGATGAGGCTCATCAGTTCAAAGCCAAGTCATTAACATCTATCATGACTAAACTCACATCATGTAACTTTCGGTTCGGTTTAACTGGTACGTTGGATGGAGCACAGACAAATAAACTTGTTCTCGAAGGACTGTTCGGTCCAGTCAAACACGTTATCAAAACTAAACAACTCATTGACCAAAAACACCTTGCAGACTTCAAGATCAAAATCATTGTTCTCAAGTACGATGAGGCAATATCTAAAACAACCAAGGACTACAAGTACCAGGACGAAGTAGACTTTCTTGTACGTAATGAGCAACGAAATAAATTCATCCGCAATCTATCGTTGTCTTTGAAGGGCAATTCATTGATACTATATCAATACGTCGAGAAACATGGACAGATCCTCTATGACCTTATCAAAGAGAAGGCTGGGGATAGGAAAGTGTTTTTTGTTCACGGAGGAGTAGATGGAGACACGCGCGAGGAAGTGCGTGCGATCACAGAAAAAGAACAAGATGCAATTATTGTTGCATCGTTTGGGACATTTAGTACTGGGGTTAACATTCGGAATCTTCACAACATCGTGTTCGCTTCACCAAGTAAAAGCAGAGTACGAAACTTGCAGTCAATTGGACGTGGATTGCGTAAAGGTGATAATAAGACTTCCGCTACCTTGATTGACATTGCTGATGATCTCACATACAAGACTAAAACAAACTACACTCTGAAGCATTTCGCTGAAAGGGTCAAACTATACAATGAAGAAAAGTTTGACTACAAAATATACAAGGTAAAGATAGATGAACCACGT